ATAGTTACCTTGAGTATATCCTTTTTTGATTACATCCTCCTCAGGATTAACCGTAACCGTAGATACTGAGTTTTGATTAGTGTTATAATCTAATGTAACAGTATAATCCTTATAATCATAATTTATGGTTTCTAGTAAACCCTGCTCATTATAAATAGAAAATTCCACCTCATCAGTTTCAGGAGTAAACTGTGATACCACATCAAAAGATGGGATTAATCTTAAATCCTGCTCAGTATAATCTTCTGAGTAATTGGTGTTTATTTTATTTACTGTTACGTTAGCCATTTATATTATTTGCTAATTCTTGTTGTAATTGGTGTTTATTTTATTTACTGTTACGTTAGCCATTTATATTATTTGCTAATTCTTGTTGGGCATTAACCAATGCTTGTTGAGTTTCTAATAACTCTGTCCTAAGATTATTTATTTCATTTAACAAGGCTTCTATCTCAGAATCAGTAGATTCACCTCCCACATATTCTCCACTTTGTTTTATCAAATATTCATGAGAATTAATTTCTCCTGTTTTAGGTATATCATAAAATAAATTACTATAGACATCAAAGAATTCCCCCACCGTTAAAGTTTGAATTTCTTCTTGGGGAGGAGGAGGGGGTAAAAGTTCATTAAAAGAAGTATCTATTGTTTTTTGATACTTACTTTTATCATAAACTTTTCTATTTAAATCAATTCTTTGACTCATCCATTAATTATTTTAAAGTAATAGTTATCATCTAGTATTGATGTTTCTCCATTTAAGACCACTTTTAATAAGATCTGATAGTATCTTTCGGGTTCTAGCCCATTCATGTAGATGTTAAAATAACTACTTTCACTATCAGCACTTATTTTAGTATAAGTGTCGTGGAAACTAAATATAAATTCATTAGTATCCAAGTCTTTTATAGCATAATATGAAGTTTCTGGGAGATAATATGATGGAGTGTAAAGAGAAGCAGTTTGGTATACTCTAGCAGGAAATTCAGGGCGTACGTTAATTTTAAATTTATGTACCTCGTCTCTTCTAAACACCCCAGGATTATTATCTAGAGCTACCACCATTTGGGTAGTATTAATAGTAGAAATTGTAGAAGATGTAGTATATAAAAAATCATCCCACTGAAACTGAAGTTCTGGTGGGTAGATGGTGTTAGTATCTACTGAGTAAAATTGGAGCTTAGCTTGTTTATATAAACTTGCGACAAATTCATCACTGTCACTTTGTTTAATTATAAACCCATCATTAGTAAAACCACCTAAACTGTTAGAAGCACTGTACCATGTTAAAATAGTATTAGTAACATCAACATTTAAGTCTTTAGTACTTGTGTAATTATATACTTTAGATTGAGTTACATCTAATCCTAAAGCAGAACCAGTATACCACGTACCCCCACCAGCTACACTAGAATATGAGGCAGTTACATAATCACTGAATCCTGAAGTAGTCCAAGCACCTGATCCTGAGTAGGTTTTATACACCCAACTTACCCCATTATCTACCTCAGGTGAATCACCATATCTTCCGGTTCCCATATTCCAAGAACCTGAGATGGGGTAAATTTCTAAAGTAGTATCAGTATTAAGGTACTCTATATTGGCTATATAATTTTTTAAATTAGTTTGAAATGAGGCTGTTCCTATTTTATTATCTATAATAGAATCAATTTCGTCTTGCGAAAATTGAATAAGATATCTACTGGCATGAGCCGTCCCTGTTGAGAAATCAGCAGTAGCTTCAATAATAGAATCCAACCCAGTATTCTTAGCGGGATATCTAGAATATATTGTAGCGTCTTTAGTTGGAAAAATTTTGTATACTGCCATGATTATAATGTTGTTGCTCTACCTCTAATGTCTGTATTAGGATATTTTATTTCGAATATTGATGGATCTAATGATGGGTAAATAACTCTATTTCTAGTAGCCCCAGCAATGTCATATGCGTATTCTGAGTAACCATTTGATGTTCCTACTTTGTTTACAATTTCAACATCATTCACAGTTTGTACACCTTCAACTTTATCTAATAAAATATATACCTCTCTTAATAAAATTGGTTGATTAATTTGTTGGTTGTCAATGTCGAAATAGTTTTGTAATTCTTGAATACAACGGGTAACTACTTCATTACTATTGTAATTAGGGAATATAGTTAAATCAAAATTTACACCTATATTAATAATAAATGCGTCTTTTATCTTAATAGAATCATTAATTGATTAGGGAATATAGTTAAATCAAAATTTACACCTATATTAATAATAAATGCGTCTTTTATCTTAATAGAATCATTAATTGTTCTATATTGTGATAAATAAGTAGATAAATTTTGTTTAAGTGTGGTTGATGCTAAAGCTAACTGTTTATTAGAATTATAACTTAAAACATATAAATCTAAGACTGAAGGAGACTCACCTGGGAGTAGGTTCTCAAGTTTTTCTGGTTCTATGTAAGCTTTAGCAATGGTGCCAAATTGAGGGGGCAAACTCACAGCTCTAACTAAATAATCTTCTTGAGTTACAGTTCTTAATTGAGCTCCAAAATTGCCTAATGTATTATTTCTTATTTCTTCAATATTATCCCCATCATCACCTCCTGTAGCTGCTGTGGGGTTAGTGATTAAAAGGGAATTAAATATTGTTTGGGCTTCCGCTCCTGTTAAGGAATCATTTTGGAATCTAATAGTTGATGATTCAACATTATTAAGAACATTAGCTTCAATATTAGCAGTTACACCCCCACCAACTAAATACCTTATAGTTAAAGTAGTATTAGAAGGTGCTATACCATAGGTACCACTGTATAAAAAGTTAGCAGGATTAAATGCTGTTTTTAATCTATTGATAGTAGTAGGTAACCCAATACCAACATTATCTGGGTTGGGTATTATAACTTCATCAATATTATTTTGATTTGTTCCTGCCCCAAATTGAATGTCTAATTGGGTTTTTGATTTTAATCTTGATACAAATCTCCTAGGTACTTTTTTAAGTCTTAACAAATAAGGCACCTCAGATGAATCAGATTGAGTATTGGGATCAGGACCAAAAGGTGAAGTGTTTTTCACAGGTTCAAATACAGTTTCTTGTGATAAATAAGGCACCTCAGTCCAAATATTATTATCACTATCTGTAATATCTAATATGCCTACAATATTAGTATCATTTATAGTAACTGTAGGGTATCTTTCTACAGTACCAAAATTAAATGTAGTTGTTTTAATAGTAGCTGAAATTGCTTTTCTAGTTTTCTTTAACAAAAAATATTCAGCATTACCTCCTGTAGTAGAGTATACTGAAACTTCAGTTGGGTCTAATGAAGAAGAAAAACTAAAGTCTACTGAGTCTTGGATAAGGAATTTATTGGTATTTCCTAAAGTAGAAGTGACTACAGTATTTTCTGCTATTAAAAGGGCATAATCATAATTAGGAACATAAGTTCCTCCTTCATCCTTAGCAGGTACTTGTTGGTAAATGTCTACATCCACTATTGCTGCACCTGTTGCTCTAGGGGCATATCCCATCATATAAGCTAATTCATATAAATTGGGCTCCTGTCGAGCGTATTGGAGAAAAGTTTCTTGGATTTGATTATCTAAGTAAAATGACAATACATCCCCCACATAAGAAGCCATCTCCATAAACAAAGACCCAGGAGAATTAGGACTGAAGTCATTGTAAGTTGTAGGGAAATAGGTTTTGGAATACTCAACTAAAGCATTCCTTAAGGTATCAAAATCCCTATTAATATATTTAATATCCCTATTTAATTTAGTATCAGCCATTATGTATTAAAATTTATTTCTAAAGTATCCTCTTCATTATTTAATAAAACATATGACATAACTACGGTTAGAGTATACGAATCAGGATCTTCTAAAATTTCTAAATTTTTTAATTGTACCTCAGGAAATTGAGCTGCTAACTCATCCTTGATAATTTTTTCAACAACATTTGCTGTGTTGCTAGTGAGTTGCTCAAACAATATATTTTTAAGTCCTCCCCCATAATTAGGATTTAGGGGTCTTTCACCTTTATTAGTAGAAAAATAAACTATTAAATTAGACTTAATTTGGTCTTTAGTAGTATAATTTAACTTAAAGGGAGTTGCAGAACCTGAAACAGCAAAAGAAGAGAAGGGGAAAGCAATACCAACAGCATTTCGTGGTTGAAGATCAATAGGAAATATGTTAGTTTGTTTAATTGCCATTATTTA